TGCCGATTGGACAATATTAGATTTGAACCTATTGACTAGGACATATAATAATGCAAACATTTCTGCTCTTACAACAGAACAAGTAAAGAGTTTATTCTTTAGAGATGGTAGATTCGTATTCAATAAAGTAAGAGAAGATGTAATCAATGATGTAAACAACTATTCAAATACCTCTGAGTTTGAATTGTATACTCTTGGTATGTTTAACAATGGTGTACCAGGTGCAGTCAATCCGAAGGATGGTAGAAGAGTAAATGATGATGGTAAGAAGACTGAATTCAATGTCTTCAGTAGAATCATACCTACAGTATCTACATTCCAAACCAGAACATCGGGGACACCATTTACACCTAGTAGTTTCCAAGGACCAAATGATGTTCAGTTATCATCAACAGGAAACGAGAACACCTACAAGAGATCAAGTAGTTTTGGAACACTAAGGTATCCTGCTAATGTAATTGATGGGATGGATTATATTACATTCCAGGCATTTGAATACTCCTCAAGTGGTGGTCTCCTAGAAGGTGGTAGAGGTGCATCAGGTACAGGAATTGGTGGTGGTGTTCAACTACCTATTCAACCTACGGCATCTGAGTCCTCAGGTGTTTCATGGGGTCAGGATAAGATCAACTATGTCCAGGCTAGTGCAGGTCAGGCAGTTCTCAATGGTCTTGATACTGCACTGGCTACTGATGGAAACCTTCTGGAAAAGATTGGAGCAGCAGGTAAGTCAACAGCCTCAAGTCTACTGAACTCTACCACAACAGCATTGAATGATGCAAACTCTATACCTTTCATCAAGGCATATTTTGCTGGTCAGGCAGTTGGAGCTAATGTTGTTACAAGAGCTACTGGTGGTATCATCAACCCAAACTTAGAACTTCTATTCACTGGTCCTAAGTTGAGGGAGTTTTCATTCAACTTCACCATGACACCAAGAGATGAAGGTGAATCACAATCTATCAAGGAGATTATTAAATATTTCAAGAAGAACATGGCACCTAAGAAGTCCAACAATGGTTTGTTCTTGTATACACCTAATGTTTTTAAAATCTCTTACATATATAATGGTGGAGGAGAACATCCTTTCATGAATAGATTTAAAACTTGTGCACTTATTAATTGTGGTGTGAACTATACTCCTCATGGATCATATACAACTTATGATGATGGTTCTATGACTCAGTATTCACTACAATTATCATTCAGTGAAATACTTCCAATCTATCAAGATGATCAAGACGGCGTTGGAGGAACAGGTTACTAATGGCCCAACAATACTTTAGTTACTTACCAGACTTTGAGTATGTCAGTAGATTACCTGACTCAAAAAGAATAAATGATTATGTACAAGTCAAAAACATCTTCAAGAGAGCTGCAATAAGAGAAGATATTTTTGAGGAGTTAGCTTTCTTCACCAAGTATCAGATTGAGGGTGACGAAAGACCAGATAATGTTGCAAACAACATATACAATGACCCCAACTTAGATTGGTTGGTCATGTTAGCTAACAACTATGTAAACTATGAGACTGAATGGCCTCTTGACCAACAGTCATTTGAAAATTATCTCTTGTCTAAGTATGGATCTACAGAGAACATTTATAAGATCCATCACTATGAGAGTGACACTATTAGAGACAGTCTGACAAACATTGTCTTCCCTGGTGGTAAAACAGTTGACTCAGATTTCTCTATTGAATTTTTTGATAGAGGACTAAATCAGATTGTCACTAACAGAAGTAAAATCGAAGTGACAAATCTGACATATGAACAGAGACTTCAAGATGAGAAAAGAAATATCTTTGTTCTCAAAGGAAGATACCTTGGTTTAGTCCTCGATGATTTAGAAGAGTTAATGCCTTACAAGAAGGGATCAACTCAGTATGTGAGTGATAGTCTTGTAAGGGGTAACGATATTAGATTGTTCTCTTAACTCTCAGCCAGTTTGGCGAAGTAGGACATAGGATCTTCATCATCAGTCTCCACCGTGGTGGTGGTTTCTTTTGATGCCTGGTAACTCTGTTCCAGTTTCTCCATCACCTGTTCTTCACTGACCTGTTTGGTCTCTTGTGCTGCGTAGTTATCATACTCAGTTTCTTGTGCTACTGCCTTACGAGTAGAGGTGTTACCAAGAACATAGTTCATACGCTTCTCAAGTTCATCATAGGTCTTGAACTTGTCAGGGGCAACATAGTCCTGAAGAGATTGTTCCTTCTTCCAGATAGCCTCAAGAGCATCATCGTCATCCAGTAGTGCACTAGGACGATCGAACTCAGAACTATCGTAGTTCCAGTAACCTGCAACCTTCTTCAGTTTCAGTTTGAAGTTGGCACCTTGCCAGAAGTCAAAAGGATTGATAGGAGTTTCATCTTCAAACTCAGGTTGCATTGCCTCCATGATCTTGTCAAAGATCTTCTTACCAAACTTGTAAAGGAATACATTACCCTCGTTCTGGGGATTGGCTGGATCCTTTACAACATAGATGTTTGCGTAGAAAGAAAGCTTACGCTTCTGCTTACGTGCAGTTTCTTTATCTGTATCACTACCACTATTCCAAAGTGAACGGTTCAGTTCACCAACAGGATCCTTTTGATTGATGGTGGTGAGAGAGTTCTCAATGTACCAACCACCAGGACCTTGGAAGGCGTGGGAGAATACTTTTACCCAGGGGAGATCTTCTCCATCAGGTGCTGGAAGGAAACGGATAACTGCATATCCATTACCACTCTTGTCCATCTCTGGTTTCCAGATGTTGTCAGTGGCACGATCACCACCACCACTCTGCTTCTCTACTTCCTTGATCAGTTTACTGGTCAAGTTGCCAAGAGATGATTGCTTTTTCAGGTCGGAAAAACCCATTTGTATTACCTCGTATTAGATAGTATTTGGTCTGTTGCCTTTGCTTTGGAAGGGGTCAGCCAGCCCTTATTCTACACCATCGATTCAGGAAGTCAAGACTCTCTGATGGATTCCTTCATCCCGTCGATGATGTTTGTCATATTTGAAAAGACATATCCCAGGTCCACATCCTCTGGGAAACCCAGAGACCTTGCCGACTCCATGATACTATCCTTCATTTGTTTTGCCTCAGGGTCATCTGACAGACTGAGACGAGTGTAGAGAACCTGTTGTTTCTTCAACAGTTCTTCCAACAACTCAACATGTCTAATCTTTTCTTCTTTGCCCATAGAGGCAAAACTAAAAACATGCATATAGATTTGTTCTTGCAGTTCTGCAATTTCTTTCATCTCATCTTGAACGATTTTAGATTGAAAGAAACTCATCACTCCTCCACATCAGCTACAGGTTCCAGATCAGATTCTGGTTCAAGTTGACTAAGAACTTCGATAGCTCCCAACACTTTGAGATAGGTTTGTTGAAGGTTGTCCAGGTTATTTCTCAGTTCCTGTTCCTGTTTCTTCAAATTCTCAAGTGCTTCACCATTACTAATTGCCATTGATAACGACCTCCTTTAAAATTTTTTTGTATTTGAATACATCAGTATGTATGAAAGAAGAATACTTCTTTAGACGTGTAGATACGGATAACCACACCGGGTCTTTGAGTTTCTTGTCAAAGTTATTGACGAAACCAAAGATACGATCATAGATGATCATAGTTTCCAAACAAATATCCTTTCCAAGATATTTTTTGAGAATGATTGGATGACCTTTTGAACAATCAAAAACCTCATCCACTTTGTGTTCAGAAAATAAAGACTCAGACTCCTGACGAAAAACATACGTCAAGGACTGAGTTCTCTTTCTCCATTCATTATAATTTGTATCTCCGTTCCTGACAATCTCACCAATCCATAATGACTGAGGATCATCACACTCAACGAAGTTAGACACGAAGAAGTTAAGCACTTCATCATCATCCTTCTGACGAGACAATTTCTCGAAGAAGAACCTATCCTTCCTCTTGTAAAAGGATTGCAATGATGCTCTTGACTTGCCAGCATACCTCACGAAGTCGTAGCTGGGTTTTGTAAAGTGGTTCTTTAATCCGAGATAACATTTATAGACATCGAAGGGTTGCACTTTAGGAATCATAAAGGAAGTTTAGCGTGACTAGTACGCTTCAGTAAATTCAATTCAATAGCCTCGGCTTTCAATTTCTCCTTCAGTGGTTTGGATACCAACTTAGGAATAGAATCAACATCCAGGTTATTCTTTTCACAGAAGAACACAATGGCATCGATATACTTCATCCTGTTCTCATGAACAATAGACTCAATCTCTTCAGCAAACTTCTTTGATGAGTAGAACTTCTTCTGAATAAGATCTTCAATGCTGGGCTCTTCAGGTTTTGCCATAGGATTGTAACTTAAATTCAACAAACTCGCTAATATATTTGGAGAGTAGTTTGATGTACTTTCCTTTGTCGTATTGTTCATAGACCTTACACTCACCGTCCTCACAGGACATAATAATGACAAACTTTTTTACAATTATACCACACAATTCATACAACATACAAGCGTATGCTGCACACTGGACATAGTAATCTTCAATCCATGCCTCAGGTTTAGGTCTGGCAGAAGTCTTGAAGTCAATGATGGCAAGTTCACCATCAAACTCAGCGATACAATCAACAGTACCAGCAATTCCAAGTTGTCTACTGAACAGTGATTGTTCAATAGAGTGGATGTTATCTATCCTTTCCAGATCAGGTTTAGCCTGTTTGAATAAGAACTCCGAGAGAGGTTGTACTGTTGGAAGATCCTCATTCTTCAGGTGATGTTCAACCAGTGTGTGCATGTCTGTGCCCCTACTGGTTGCTCTCTTGGTGATTTTATTTGCCTCTTCTTCACCCTTCTTAGCTCTCCACTCACGAAACTTTTCTCTGTTTATCCAACTGATAACAGAGGTGATGGACACTAGTTTCTGACCATCAGGTGTATCATAATAACGAACCCCATCAATAGTTTGACGTTCTAGTGATGGGATTTGAATTTCAACATGATTAAACATTACATATCCAACTCAAGTTTAGCAATGATGTATTCCTTGACAAGACCACTTCGACAAATGTCCTCGGCTTGGAACTCAATTGTATCAAAGGATGGCATATTATTCAAGATCTTCATGAAGTCAACGATACCATTTCGTTCTGATGTCTTCACCAAGTCTGTCTGAGTGGCATCACCACAGAACATAATCTTGGAGTTCTCACCAACACGAGTGATGATAGAGTCCAGTTCGTGGAAGTTCAGGTTCTGGAATTCATCAACGATGACGATGACATTATCCAGTGTTGTACCACGAATGAATGAGGTAGACCAGAATGAGATAGTGCCTTGTGCCTTAAGGTTGGCGTACAACATCTCAAATGAGTTGTCGTCTGGCATCTCGAACATGTACTTAACCATGTTCTTGTAGGGGATCTGATACAAGGATGACTTATCCTCGTGGTCTCCTGGTAGGAAACCAATCTCCCTTGTAGCCACCAAAGATCTTACGATGTAGATCTTCTCGAATGGTGTGGAGGGATTCAGACAATCCTTGATAGCGTTGTAGAGGGTGATGAAAGTCTTACCAGTTCCAGCACATCCATAAGCTACAAGATTCTGTTCTTTCTTATACTTTTCAAAGAACGTTTCTTGGTTCTCAGTAAGAGGTTCAATCTTCTTGAGGTAGTCAAGATTGATTGGTTTCTTCCTCTTCATTCTTTTGTTGTCCATACCAAATGGAACGGGATTGGTTCCAATCCCAGACTTTCTTCTTGCCATACTTAACTAAAGGGTTTTACTGTTGCGCCTGGTTGCTTAGAAGCTGCGTGGAGAACATCATTCCAACCTGGATGTGTTCTCATGATCTTGTCAGACCAATGACCAACCTCAGTTGCCATAGGACAGGTTCTAGGGTCTGAGAAGTCACGAATCCAATCTGGGTTATCGATCTTCCACTGATCCCAGTCATGGACACTCATTACAACTTCTTTCTGTTCACCAGTTTCGGTGTTTCTCACGGGGTACGATGCCATACTTCCTCAATAAGTGTGAATATTTATCACCAGTCCAGAGCCTCTGCAATTACAGGGAACTGTTCCTTGAAGATTGCCTTACAAGAGTTGGCAATGTCCATGTGTTCTTTCTGAGTACCATTAGCAGACCTCAGTTCGATGTAGTGAATCCAGGAACGAATAGAACCTGTCATATACATCTTAGTCTTACATGCCAAGGGGAGTACAAACCTTGCACACTCCTTAGCCACACCTGCCTTCAACATCTGTTCGTAGAGTGCCATGGATGAATCAAACAGAGTGATCATCTGTTTATCCATGATCTCTACCAACTTGGGATCAAGGTCATCAGTAGAGTTCTGACGATTCTTGTCATCCTGACGACGAAGTTCAGGAAGTGGAATCTCTGATGCCAACAATGAAGAGTCAGCATATCTCTGAGAGAACTCCTGAAAGGTGAAGGACCTATGACGCAGAACCTGAGCTGCAATACCACGGGAGGTTTCAATCTCCAGAGTCATGAATGCCTGTTCAAAGATAGACCAGTGTTGGTGTTTGATACAGT